CGGGTCAAACATACCAGTGCCGCTTTTCATTGTTTTAAGGATTGTTTTATAATCTTCCTCGCGAAAAGAAAAACCAAGATATTCTCCATCCTTAAAAGTCTTCCCTTCGCAAGAGAGATAAAACAAATCTTTGCCTGAAATATCTCTGCGGTGGGGGCGCAGGAGTTTGGGATCGTACACACCATAAGGGTAAGAAACATAGTATTTCTTGGGAACAGCCCACTTACTTATACGGTGAGCGACCCACCACGCCATGAGTGCGCCTTGCATTACGCTCCATCCATAGCAATCTATCTTATCGCGATACTTTGGATGGATAGGTACATAAAAAATAGGTATTGGCTTTTGGTTCTCAAACTCATTTCTGTCAAAAGGCCTGTAAAGCCACACAGGATCCTGGACGTATTCACCAATCCGATGTCGAATGAGGGGCTGCATGTCGTCGTTACATACTATCCATATTGTATCTGCGCCGGCATAGGCGCACTCCACCACAGACCTCTCGATAGCAAGATAGTTTTGTGCTATTGGCTGTAGACAGTCGTGCCAAGGAAAGCCAAAATCTCCCTCAAAGCCAGCGACAGGAATGACGCCTACCAAATGGTCGTGCCCTTTACCCATTTGGATTTATGATTATATCACCGTATTCATCAGGAATCAAATATTTGATCTCAATGACCTCTCTGCGGTCGTATGCCAGTTTTATTGAAATACGGTAATGCTCGCCTGTTTCCTTGTTTATACCGTTCTTGCGCCCTTGAATGTCGGCCGCCTTCATCATATCCAGCACCTTATACCGAACATAGATCTCCAACGCCTCGCCTTCTTTGATACCCTCGGGCCCAAAGTAAGAAATGGCAACCAAATTGCGATCTTTCAGATATTCTTCATCATCAATAAAGTGGATTTCCCTTACAAAGTCTTCCTCGGAAGTAAGTTTTTTTATATCGTGGGGCGCGCAAGACGGGATGTCGTACCAGTCTAATACTTTGTAGCCCAAAGTATCTTTTTGATATGAAGCCTGTATTCCTTCAACACCTTGATCATCAAAGACATACAGTTTATCGTACTGAACCCTGAATACACGAGAGTTCTGCGTCACAACTTTAACCAGATTACCTTCCTCAATACGGACGCTGGAAATCTTATCGGCGAACATGTTGAGCCCTCGCAAGCTCAAATCTGTCAACAAATTGTCACGGAGGGCCGAAGAAGATTGATGCCCCTCAACCAAATCAAATGGATGTGACTTTTCCAGGTGGTTTAAAATGAGAGGGTACTTGTTCTCGTAACTGTATCGTACAGCATCTACATTGCCCCCTATGACAACGCCTCCAAACTTATAAACGTGATTATTCAATATCTCTAACTTCTAGATGGCCTCTTTATTTGAGCTAAAGACGACCTCCACCTCATCATCAATGTTTTGAATAATAAATTCCTTCATTTCGTTTAAATTGTCAAAATGAAGAGTTTGCTGATCTAGGATTAGGCGATACTCACCAACCTCCTCCAGCACGTCGACTTTGTTAATAATCAGGTTGGTGACTCCGTTAATGTTGGAAGCCTTTTGTAGTAAATTCAGGTCCATCCAGTTGCACTGTCTTGGACGTCCGGTGGTGGCTCCGTACTCTTCGCCGGCGTCGCGAATAGCGTCAAAAATGATCTCTTTGGGTTGAAATTTCTTTGCTCCCACATAGGTTTCGTACATCTTTGCTACGCCATAGACGTTTCTCAAAGAGCGTGGGGGTACTCCGTTAAGAAATGCTGAAGCAGTCGTGCAGTGAGATGAAGTAACAAAAGGATAATCACCCCAATCAACGTCCAGTCCAAATCCCTGAGCACCTTCAAAAAGTATCCTAACTTCCTCGTCGGTGTTGTGAAGTTCTTCGTAAAGATCGACAACAAACTCTTGAAGCACTTCAACATTCTCGGCTCTCACCCCTTTTCTGTCATACTTGTCGCGATAGGCGGGGCCATTTCCTCGTTTTGTTGTTCCAATAGTAATGTCTCTTCCATCTTCGCGAAGATGGTCTCGTGTGATGACATGCGTATTGCGTGCAATACGTACAAATCGTCGAGCGGGTATTCCTGCTTCTTCGAGTTCCTTGATTTCAGCGAAAAACTGCTCAGGATAAACAACGCACCCAGGGCCAATAATAGACTTGACACCGTGCAAAACTCCGCAAGGTATGTGGTGAGTGACGAGTTTTTGTCCATTATGGTAAATAGTGTGGCCAGCGTTTTGACCACCATTGTACCTTATGACGTGTGTATAGTCCCCGTTTTTACACAAATGGTTTGTTACCTTACCCTTTCCGCAGTCTCCATACTGCAAATCCACCACCACATCAGCGATCATCATCTCTCCTTTGTTAATTTATTAGCCTGTGATATTCTTTAATTGACTTAATTTTATTTTCTATTTTCTTTGCAAGTTTAAGAACTCTGCGCGCATATCGTTTAGAGGACTTCAATTTCTTACACCTGTACCCGCCGTTATATCCGCACAACCCCTTCTCATACCTGCCTCCCCCGTATTCATATACCCAAAATGACAAAGTCTTTGCGCCCACCTCTATTGACTTCCGGGGATCCTTTAGCTGATCACAGGACACTTTTGGTCTTGTATATTTCGGTAGCACCTGCGTTAGTCCACAAGCGCCGCTTCTGCTGACTGCTTCCGGCTTCCACCTGCTCTCCTCGTTTATCAGGGCCACTAAGACTATCGGCTTTATCTTGTTCTTCTCCGCATGTTCCACAAGGTGGTCCATTTGTTCGCACGCAAGTGCAGAATTTGGAAGCTGGATCGTTATGGCTGTCATACACAGCAATTGCGCTAAAGTCATTCCTTTACAATTCCGACAACATGATTCTCAAGAATCAAGTGCACTTCTTCGTCCAAAATTCTAACCTTTTCTATCATCGGAGCATTGACTGCGATTAAAGTCTTTTTAGCAAAATGCTTCGCGCAATCATCCGCAACAGCCACAACTCTACAAAGTTTGTATTGTTCGTTTCGTGGATTATAATTTTCCGGGAGTAAAACGCTTGATTTATTCTTATCCTTCGGAAGCTGAATGAGTTCAACTTGAAGGTGTCGGTTGACGGGTTTGAAATTCACCATTTTCTCCAATAAAGCGGTTCAAAAACAATATGGTCTAATTGTAACGCCAAATACAACATTTGTTAATCACGTATTGGCGGCTTGCTTCTTTTTTACCCTCTTCATTAAGCCGTTACAAATAGGACAATTGTAATTATACCCTTCTTTGTCAGGAAATTCTTCCACAAACGTACAATTCTTGATGAGCCCATTGTTGCGCGGACCTCGTGACGAGCATTTCATCAGCATACAGCCTTATTCCTCCTCGGTTTCATCGGATTCTTCACCGAGATCATCATCAGGTACTTCCTCGCCGCGGCGCTTCGCACACTCCTCAAACGTCATAGTGTCATCAAAGATGAAGTGGTAATCATTGTCTCTAAGCAGATTGTATACTCTCTCAATGGGAATAAAATAGCCCATGTGTGTGATAGGATCGCTGCTGAAACCCATCGGCTGTACTGTGATTCTGGACGGTATACCGATGTACTCGTACTCCTTCCTTTCATCGGAATAACGGTAGAGGGCGCCGCCCGAGTTTCCAAAAATAGTCTGGGCGGTCGACATCCAATAACGATAGTGGCTGATCTCATCATCCATGTAGCAAATGTGGCCGTTTGTAGCGATGGGGGCATGGCCTAAGGACGCACCAACAGCATAACAAGGGTCAAAAATATGGATATTTTCAATATCTGTTTCCGGGAACAGATTCGCAACGTAAGGGGCAGGAGTCTCCTTATCGCGGACACGAAGGAGGGCCCAGTCCTGGCCTCCTTCAACCTCCGAGTAGGCGACGATATCGGCCTCGATGGCGAAACTACCAATACAGTGCGAATAATTATTGTATTTAAAATATTCCACATATACTGTATCAAGGATCTCGGTATCCATCTTCTTTTTCTTTACTGGATTCCACCTCTTCTCAACCTTAATACACCTGGAGACGACGTGATGGTTTGTTATAACATAAGTATGACACTCGTCGCCATGTTTCTCTGAGTAAACAACTGTACCTGAACCGCCAGAACCCTTTGCTCTGACGCGGACGGTGGGATAGAACATCTCTTCGTGTTTTTTAATGATCTTTGGTGATACAGGCACAATCGTCTCCTATGTTGTTACGCAGGGCGAGGGCCCTTACATTAAATAGTCTTATCCACACTTAGCGTACCCACAAGAAGTACAAGTTATACATCCATCTTGATAAAGAAGTGCTTCCGCATTACATTCCGCGCAAACACGGTCGCTGGGCTCCTCTCCATCTTCAATATAGTTTTTGAGGATCCTTGCAATACAGCGAGCAAAGCTGAACATGTCAGAGTCCTTATCCTTTTGAAGCTGCTCCACCATGAATCTTACTTTGGCGCCATGGCGGAGGCCGAGCGAGATCATGCGTGTAAACGCAGAGTTATTAGGATTGTCAAAGACCTTGACCACATCCTTAATGTGGATTGTGTCTCCGTTATAACCAAACGAAAGGTCATAGCGATTATTCTTTGTCTTGAAACAATGCTTGGCTAGCCCTCCCTTATCGTACCTTTTGGGTATCTCAATCAAGCTTGCCTCGCCACCAAGGACCTCGTAGGGCTTGCCATCCAGAAGTCCAACCAAAACAACCCAATTCTCACCCTTAATCGTGGTGTGGTGAATGTCGCAGTCTAGTTCCTGAGGCCTCTTGGGGGCGCTGCTTTGGGGAAATTCCTCGGCATGCTCCTGGGGAGCGTCATTCGTCACCAAGACGCCGGTACGAGAGCCGTCGACATAGACGGTAATGCCCTTCAGACCCTTCTTCCACCCCGCAAGGTACAGTTCCCCTACCAGAGAAGGCGAAGTGCCCTTAGGAAGGTTGATCGTTGAAGAAATAGAGTGGTCAACATGTTGTTGGATTGCGGCCTGAATTTCAACTCGTTTCGCCCAATCAATCTGGTCCGATGTTGTGAAAAAGTCTGGAATTTTCTTCTTTCCCAAGGTGTCCAGGAACTGTTGAACATTGTGATGAAAAACCTTGTACTCCATCCAGCGGTCTCCGAGATCATCTACAAAATCAGCCTTAATGTGTTGCTCGTTGTGCGACAACTTGCGACGGCGAATGTAAGAGTTCCTGAATACGGGCTCAATACCGGTACTCGTCTGAGAAAGGAGAGACACAGAACCGGTGGGAGCGTTAGTCAGGATAGAAATGTTCCTTCTACCGTGCGCCCGAATCTTCGCTTGTAGAACTTGCGGCAAATCCTTGATAAAAGAGTTATCCTTCTCAACCTCCCAGTCAAACACGGGAAATGCGCCGCGTTCTTGCGCCAGCTTGACGCTTTCCTCATAGGCGCTAATCTTCATAATTCGGTAAATGTCGTCGACCATGGCGATAGCAACATCGCCATCATAAGGTACATTTAAACGAGCGATGGCATCGGCCAAGCCGTGTGTACCTAAACCTGTACGACGACCATTCATGCAAGCCTCGATCATTCTCGTCCAAAGCGCCTTTTCGTCAGCAGTGTCGCAGGACTCCTTGATTTGTAGAAGTTTTTCGTTCTCCAGCTCAACAAGATCGTCGGAAAGTCTGGTCGCAGAGCGAATCACATTGCTAAACTCCTTTAAATCAAAGGAAGCCTTTTTGGTGAAAGGATCCTTGACAAAGTTTTTTAAATTTACAGAAATTAAACGACAAGAATCGTAAGCAGAAAGAGCAATTTCAGCGCAAGGATTTACGCAAATGGTCTTAAAACCATCGTATTCGTTTGCAGGCAGGCGGCTCGTAATGTTGTCCCACATCAGGAGGCCCGGTTCAGCAGTCTTGGTGGCAGATTCTACGATCTGGGTCCATAGCTCGTTCGCTTCAATTTCTCGCGTTTCAATAGGCTCATCAGAATCGACAGGAAACTGTAAAGTGAACGTTTCCTTGTTTTCAACAGCTCTCATAAAGTCGTCGCTTATTTTGACGGAGACGTTTGCTCCTGTCACCTTTGTTAGATCGTGCTTCATCATCACGAACTTATCAATGTCCGGATGGCGAACATCCATAGAGATCATAAGGGCGCCGCGTCGGCCGTTTTGGCCAATCATCCGGCAAACATAAGAATAGAAATCCGCGAAACTCCAAGCGCCAGTGGTAGTGCGAGCAGCGTTGTTTACAGGGGTATTTTCTGGCCGTAAGTTGCTAATATCCAAGCCAACACCGCAGCGGCGCTTGAATAGATTAGCCAATTCCTTGCCACTGTCAATAATTGAAGAAACATTGTCAGCAGGAGAATCAACGACAACACAATTAGAGAGAGAGACATTGACATAATCGTTTCCTATTCCATACATGGGCGAACCCTGAGGGACAATAGCCTCAAAGCCCTTCAAAAGGTTGTAAATTTCATCTTCACCAAGGGGGTTGGAAAATTTGTCTTCAACGCGAGCAAATTCTCTGGCCAATCTACGATGCATGTCGTCAGGGGTCAACTCCATGAAATTGTCCTCCTGATCTTTTAGACAATACTTCGTCATCCACACATTCGTGGCCAATTCATCGCCGTCAAAGTACTTTAGAGTCGCTGCCCTAACTTCTTGTTCGTCGTGCATCTTGCTTTCCTTCCTCCCTCCATGACATATACTTCTTTTTAATGTTATCCATCTGCTTTTCAGCAGCCTTAACATTAATTTCTTCCACTGTTTCGTCAGTGGGTTCAAAAACCTTTATTTTTACGTTGCTCGTATCCATAAAGAGGGGGTACACCATCCCATCATACCCCTGCCTGTTTTTAGCAACAAACATTCTTCCGGTATTAGCGGTTTTATCTTCAATTGTTCTTGAAACGGTGCAAATGAAGTCGGCCACAAAACACTTATTGAAAGCTTCGCTGATGGCCTCCATTGTGATGACTTCCGCATTAAGTCCTGAGCGGTTTGTCTGTGAGGCAGTCCAAAGAAGACACCTGAACTCTTGCGCAAGGCCACGCAATTCTTCGTACATCGTTTCCAACTCGTGCCTCTTTTCCCTTTCAGGACGTTTTGGGCGCAAAAGATCGGCGTAGTCGACGATGATCATGTCAACGTCAATGCCTCGTGTCTTAAGCTTCTCCAGGTGCGTCTTGATTGTATTTGTGCTCGCCGTTTTCGACGGGTACTCTTTAATTATCAGCCTACCATCAAAATTCGACACTTTTTCGTATACCTCTTCCTTAAAAACTGGAAGATCGTTGATTGGTACGCCCGTTAGACAACTGTCGTAACGGAGACCAATTGACATGTCTTGTAACTCAAGAGTGTAGTGAACAACGGTCTTACCCTCTTTGATGGCCTGGGCACCCAGGTGGACCAAGACCATCGACTTGCCAGCACCAGTGGGAGCAATCACAACACCCAACTCGCTATTGCCTAGGCCTCCGTTGGTGATATCGTCAATAAGCTTCCAGCCCGTCGAAACGGGATGACGCATCTTTGGGACATAACGCTCCTCAAAGTCAGTGATGTACTCATATCCGAAATTATTATCGGAACCAAGCTTGATGGCGTCATTAATGATTGTGCTAATTTCGTCAAAAGACGAGTGATGGAGAAGATCAACGGACTGGAGCATCGCTTCTTTGAGCTTTTGCTTCTTACAGAAATCCAGTGACACATCCTTGATGTATTCTGCCTCCCTGATCTCCTTTGAGGAGAGGGCCCGGGCCAGAAAGTCACGCGCCTGTTTACAAACGGCACCACTCTCATCCTCCATCTGAGAACGGAGGATTGTAGCCATGATTTCGTATGTTGGGTGTGTCTCATATTTATCTCTGTACTCAAAGATGCGACGCACAAACGCTTGAAGATACTTTAGTTCAAAAAAACTGATAGAGAGGACCTCTTGCATTTGATCGCAAAAGATCCTCTCCTGCAGGATAAGGTGGGCCAGTTTCTCTTGGAAGGACTTACCAAACTTTGAGAAATCTGCTTTTTCGTGTTTCACTTACATTCCATAATACGAAGACTTGCTAAAATTAACACACTCTACGGTACGCCCGGGAGGAATCGAACCTCCAACCGATGGGTTAAAAGCCCAGTGCTCTGCCTGGTTGAGCTACGAGCGCATACTTCCAAACTATCTTGCTGGCCGGCCTTCCCAAAGACTCATCTTTGTCTTGATGCCGGTACTCCATCGCTTATTACATTCGGTGCGAAGCCTCTTCCTAAGAGGAATCAGCATGTCGTGTGTAAGGCGCGTATCAAGCGGCGTTACCTGTTCCACAAATAAAAGCTTAACTTCGCCGTCAAACTCTAGGAACTTGAACTTCACCCCTTCTTCCTGAAACAACTTGTCGCTCTCTTCTCCGCAGATGGCCTCTGCCAAGGCGACCTTCTGTGTGAAAGTCTTCTGCCTCTCTAGCGCCCTCAAATCTGCCGCAGTTGCCATAAAAAGTGTTTCCTTTTCCATAATAATTAGACTCCATAAAGCTGTTTACGCACCAATTAAATTTTTAACTTCCAAGTTGGCCCACCGGGACTTGAACCCGGAACCGCCCGCTTATAAGACGGGTGCTCTAACCCTTGAGCTATGGGCCAATAAAGCATAACGACTTTGCCTCGTTATGCTGCTGTTCACCAATGGCGCACTCTTGGTGAACGTTTACAGAATCATCTTCTTCACCTGTTCGTAGGCGTCAATAAGGGCGTCCATGTCTTTTTCACCCTTAATCATCCGGTAAGCTTTCACGGCGGCCCAGATTTCATCCTTGCTGAGATATCCCTCCTCGATATAAGACTTACGCATATCGCGTTTATGCTCCCTGAACGGCTCCATGGCTTCTTCGGTTTCGGAAAGATCCTTAAGATAATTCTTGATATGTTCCTCTTTGGAGAGGATCATCGTCTCCTCTTCATCATCCTGATAGCTCTCAATCTGCACTACATTGCTCATTTAGTCTTCTCCTTTTTCGACCCAGTCATTAATTGTAACCAGTGACAACGCAAAAGCGGCGCCCGCAAGATAGAGGATCAAAACCCCCTTGAGCGCATCTGCAGCATCGTCGGTAATAGTCCAAAAGGACGTAAACGATACTAGCATCCATAGCAGCATTGCCACAACATTTCTAACTCTCTTTGTTCTAAACATATTTTAACCTCCTTAAATTAAGAAATATGGTAGGGAAGGCGGGATTTGAACCCGCAAGCCCAAAGGCGAGAGATTTTAAGTCTCTTGTGTATGCCATTCCACCACTTCCCCGAATCATAGTAACATAATACACGTTTTTGGGGATGGTGTCAAGTGTTTTCCTCTAAAAATATTCTGTAGCCGTTCGAATCTTCGATTAGAAGCTTCGGAGGTCCGTGGCGTTCGACCAGTAAGTCCCAAAAATCCGGGCTTGCGATTGAACATTCTTTTCCGAAATATTTCTTAAGCCACTGGTGTCTGGCCCAGCCTCCTAGAAAACTTGTAGGTCGCGGGACTATTATGCGGTACTGCTCAGTCACGATAAACTTACAAGACTTCTGTTTCATTCTTCCAAAGCTTCCAAAAACGCCCTGTACACTTATTATCGTCTTCGTAGTAGAACGGGAAGTCGAGTGCTCAATGGAAGCACAACATTGCAGCCAGTCAGATCTTCTCCAGACCCCACCACATCAGTCTTTCCCACTTCCGGCTCGCACTCTGAGGCATTGACAAAGCCCACTGCGCCGTTCGCACAATAATCATCCGGACTCCACTCAGATACGTCTGAGATTCCATTGCCATCCATATCGAAGTCGCACTCGTCCCCTATTCCATCGCGATCGGAGTCAATCTGGTGGAAATTATATACGGCAATACAGTTATCAACGTGGTCACTGACGCCGTCGCGATCGCGGTCCGTAACACATTGCATGTTCCTGGTATAATCGCGTCTATGTAAAAGGGGGCACTCATCTGTAATATCTGGAACGCTATCATTGTCGTCATCTGAATCACACACGTTTCCCCATCCATCACCGTCCGTGTCTAGTTGACTGGGGTTGGCGACGTCGGGGCAGTTGTCGTCAGGATTATTCACCGAATCTCCATCTAAGTCTTCATCACAATAGTCCCCCAATCCGTCGGCGTCTCTGTCGAATTGATTCGGGTTCCAACTGGTGCGGCAAGTGTCGCAGGCGTCGCCCCAACCATCCGAGTCTACATCCATCTGATCCGGGTTAGCGGCCCAGGGGCAATTATCAAAATCATCCTCCAAGCCATCTTCATCATAATCATCGGCGTACTGCGAAGTATCTCCTTGATCCGTATTGGCGATGAGAACGCTTCCTCCTCCTCCTCCTCCTCCGCCGGATTCTTCCGGGGTTCCACACAAGCCCCCAGCACATTCGCCATCCTCGTCTGCATATGCAGCATTTAGCAACAGCGCGGCGATCATGATTACACTCTTCAACACTTTAAACTCCTAAGTTGTAGAACAATTTTACACGCTTTGAGAGAAAATGTCAAGCGGTATTTTTGAAATCTGGTGAGCCGGCTCAGTCCAACAATCTTATTCTCATTTTCTCGTAACCCAACTCACCCAAATCAACGATAAAATCCAAGTTTCCCTCTATGTTAGGTAAATAACATTTATCGTCGAAATAGATGACTTCCTTCGAATTTGTTATATGGTAACAGATTTTTTTTGAATAGTGTTCAGTCCTGTTGGAAACCCAATGATACAAAAAGAAACCACAGGCCTGCAAGACCAATAGCAAGAGTGCCAAAGCAGTGTTGCGGCGACATCGTCGTATTAAAAAAGAATTTATCTGTGCCGTTCTATCTGTCTCTTTTTTGTTGGGGCACACCGGGCAACCAACTATCACCACTCATCCACTTGGAGAAGCCAATCCTTGAATTCTTCCTTGCCGCCACGAACACCCCAATCCGAATCAATCGCTAGTTTGGACGAAATGCCGCCGCGGGGATTACACACCATCGTAAGTCGCAAACGTTGGGGGGCGTAAGCTGCCATAAGGTCGTCGTAAATAACATTGATGATTCTCTCATAGGAAAAGATTTGGCTCCGGAAAGCAAAGAAGTATTTCTTGAGAGACTTCAATTCAATTATCTTATCGGCAGGATAAAAGGTGATGTAAAGATTTGCAAAGTCGGGCTGGTTTCGCGCGCCTTCGAAAGTCAACTCGGGGACCTTCATCTTTATTTCGTAACCCTCTTTACTAGGGTTGGGAATCGCCTCCAGAATGTGCCGATTCTTGCTCCAGTCCTTCTTTCTACTCATATAAACTCCTTAATTCACACCCAAGTGGAGATAAAACCTCTATTATAACTATCTCCAATCTGATAAGATAACCTATATTCTCCAAGAACTTCAATTACAATTTCGCGCATCTTTTCTGAAAAGCCAGTGATAATGTGTATCTCTGTTTCATCACCCCAATGTGCTTCTATAAATCGTATGCTGGCACTCCTGGCGTCTTCGTGCTTCGTAGAATGTAAGTCTAGCTTGGGGATGTCTTGACATGTGTTTCTTTGAGATCGCCTACGCCTTGGCATTAAAGTCCGAAATGTTCCTTTTAAAGTTTTGGAACAGGTCGTTCAAAGAAATTTCTCCGATACCGTCCTTAATCATCATCTTACGCACTTCCGTCTTGTTCAGCATCGGAACAAAGTTTACAAGAACACTGTTGATGTTCTGCTTTTGTTGAATGGAAATTGATGGTGCATAAAGCTGCATTAGCTTGTAGTTCTCACGAACAAGACTTTCGCCCTCAATAATGTTAGTATGCGCGCCGACCTTCTTCTCAACGCCCTCACAATATTCGATCACCTCGTCAATGGAATAATCCTTCTCCTCAGCTAAAAACGGAAGACGCTTTGCTACGGTAGGAATGCCGACGCGGCCGACGCCGGGGAGGTTATCGCTGTTATCACCTGCGATGGCGCGTGCCAAAGCAAAGTTGCTGGGGTGGATACCAAACTTCTCAACAACTCGTGTCTTGTTCAACATCTCCTTCTGGATGGGGCGATAAAGAACAGTTTCGTCGTCCAGCAGTTGAATGAAGTCTTTGTCAGAGCTGACGATGACCTTTTGCCAACCCTTGTGCTCGGGATGGTTGACAACATACGAAATGATGTCGTCTGCCTCTACATGATCGGAAACAAACTGTATCATTGGCATCTCGTTGAGATATTCAAACAGTCTCGTCTGTTGCCAAATCTTATTAGCAATTTCTTCATTCTCGGAGAGATTCCGAATAGTGCGATTAAGGCGGATAGGCTTGCGGCCTTCCTTGTAGCCCTTGTTAACACTCTTTCTCTTTTGAGAGCCGCCCGGGCCATCCCAACACACAACTATCTTGTCTGGTTTGATCTCCCTGACGAGACGATTGGTGATCTTCAAGAAACCCTTCAAACCACCAATGGGTTGTCCGTTTGAGGACAGGCTCGGGTCAACAATGTAAGCCCTGATAAACTGGTTCACAGCATCGAGGACAAGAAGTCTTTTCGCTTTCATATTTCCTTATTATAATGTTTTTTATTTTTCTTGTATAGAGTTAACTAAGATTAGATCTTCTTCCTCAAGCCACCTGACTGAAGCATTCTCAAAGAAGTAGACTACACAAATGTGGTGGCCGCTCCATGGCTCGATATCCATCACTATGCCTAAGCCCTTGACCGGATCGTAGGGTACTTTCAGGAACTCCTCGGCTCTTACAAGGTCGCCAATGTTTAGCAACCACCAGGCCCTCTCTTTTTTCCACGGTAGGACTTCGCTTTTTGTAGATGTTTATCAATTTTGTTGATGAGTTTTTCTTTCCACGGAGGTAGTTCGTCGCCAGCATTGGCGAGCAGCAACTCCAATATAAGGCGCAACTCTCTCTTTGAGAGAAATACCTTCCTTAAAAAAGGGGGAACCTTCCTGGATCCCGTATCGTCGTCGCTCATTCATAGAACCTCTCTTCTTCACCTTAAGTAGAACAGAGATCACAGTTTGATCCTGGAAATCTTTTTCCCACCCTCGGTATAAACGACCTTTTTTATCCCACAAAAGCGAAGGACTTCCTCACACATGGAACACGGCTTCGACATTCTGAATTCTCCCAGTCGGTTTGTCCTGCAAACATACATCGTCGCACCAGCAGTTATTGATCGATCGAGACCAAGGACCGCACCGAGTTCAGCATGGTGGGTGGCGTGGCCACAGTCCCTCACATTGCGGAACCTGTTTCCAAACTTCTTGTGTTGGTCCTTGTTGAAGGCTGTGTTAATGACGGAACCGCCCTTCACGAGGACGGCTCCGTGCTTGAAGGTATCATGCGCGCTTTGTTGAGATACGCGACGGGCCAAATTGAGATAATTTCTAATCTTGTTCGATACTCTCATATAACAAGAATACCAGGAAAAGACTAAGAAGTCAAGAAATTTCTAAGCAGTAGCTTCAATTTCAGTCTGCTCCTCTTCAAGAGCGTAGAAGTCGTCGGCCTTTCCGGTCTTGCTCTCAAACTTGAGGATGACTTCCTCGTCCATCAGTTGGAGTACTCGCTTGCGAAACTTCTCATCCTGCAGCTTGTCTAGCCAAGTTGCCTTCTGGAACTTTTCCACCTTTCCATCTTCGTAATGGAGACTGAACCATGCACCAGCATTCGTAAGATGCTCTGAGGACTTGATGGCCTCAAACCAGGACTCTTCGTCCTGAATGGCCACATCCTCACCACCCCACACAATCTTAAATGTGCAGACTCGCCCTTGCGTTCCGAATCGAGACTTCTCAATTTTAGCTT